TTACCATTAGGCAGATTACCATAACCTGCTGCAGTTTTAAATGCCATTTTTATCTCCATTGAAATAAACAAATGTATACACGAAGTATACGACAGATTTACTCGTCATCGGCTAATAGTCATGAGGTGTATGCTTAATAGCTACTTAAACATAGGCTCATACCATCAGGTAGGCTTCCAAGTTTAGTATTATGTGAGTTGTCCACGTGGAGAGGTCACATTTTTAGTTACCTATAGTTATACCTATAAATAACAGTTTGTCAACTATTTATCTAGCAGAACCAGATATATCGTAGACAAAATTACCTGATCGGATAGCTTCCATAACTATGTCTGCATTTTTTTCATATTCATCTGCAGACATTCTTTGCACTTCCGATTCTAATATCTTATTAGTGTTAGCTTCTGTATCAGGAACAGACCTTGTAGTTTTCGCTTTAACTTCCGAAGCAGCACTCTTATTACTCTTCTTTGCATCTTTTTTGCCGATGCCTCTATCTGATTTATACAAGTCAATAGCTCTTGCTGCTGATCTTGCATCGTTGTCATTGTCATATAATGCCTCTTGTACCCATTTCGGTTGTTCGTCTGCCCATTCGTGAAAGTCATCACTATCTCTTATATCTGCAAAATCAGGATGAAGTTTCAACAATTCTACTTCTGCACGTTCTTTTGTAGTTCTTGCATTTAACTCATCAATCTCTTTGATTCTTTTTTCTAAAGCATCAGACTGTTCTTTTGCTTTTTTGATAGCGATTGTTTCTACTATTCCTGCTACATCAGGATACTCTTTTGCCCAAGTTTCTATCTCAGCTTCTGTCTTTGGTAACTTGATTTCTTTTTTAGTTGCCTTTTCTAGTTGAGCTTTTAAATCATCAAGTTGCTTTTGAAACTCTCGTTCTTTTTCTTGGGAGTGTCTTCGTAAATCTCCATAACGCTTTTTAAAAGTTTTTTCTTCAGCGTTCTTCGGTTCTTCCTCATCTTCTGCTTTCTCTTCTGTAACAGTTTCTTCAGTTTCACCTGTGGCTTGTTTCTTTAGTTCTTCAAGCTCTTGCTCATCTTTTTTGATTCTATCTTCATGAGTAGAACGCTTGTTCATAAATGCTGTTTTCTTTGGTGTAGCATCTACCACCATTTCTTGTGCTTGTTCTGCCATTATTTTCTCCTAGGGTTATCGTAGCCATATCGTTGGGGGATAAGTAGCTAGTATGTGGATTGTTAACGTGAAGCTAATCCACCTCGCTTCATCTTCTTAACTTTAGGTTTTCTTTTACTTGCAAGTCCACCTTGTTTAAATAAACCAAAACTATCTCCACCTCCTGCTGCGGCTGCATCCATAGAATCATTAGTTGTTCCTGTATCACTCGGACTGTCATCGGAAGATGAGTCTCCAAAAGCAGACGTATCTTGGAAGGCTTGTTCTGCTTTACCTTGTGCTGATTGAGCAGCCTGTTGACTTATTGCATCCAAGGCTGCACCTGCTTGAGCATCACTTGTTGTATCAGATTCTTTTTCAAACGCTTCTCTTGCTTTTTGTGCGTCTGCAATTCTCTTAGCCTCTGCATCTGCCATATCTTTTGCTAACTTTGAAATTTCTGATTGAGATAATACATTAGTTCCTTTAGAAAATAAATCTTCTTTTTTAATATCAATTCCATATGTTTTATTTGCCTTACTGACCATACCATCTATATCTAAAGGATTATTATTAGAATCTGTTAATACATTTTCAATTATGTCTCCAGTTCTTTCAAATTTATTTGCTAATGCATCTCTATCAGAGAGATCCATATTAACTAAATTAAAATTTGTTCCATATTTTTTTATGATGTTACTTTGATTTTTAAAATTTTCTAAATTTTGCCTTTGTATATCTAATGTTATACTATTTAAATTTATATTGCCTGTAAATCCTCTTGTGATTGCAGCCTTTGGATCAAATAAATTAAGTTGTCCAAAAGCTATATCTTTTAATGCAGTATCTAGTTTATCCATGTTAAACATAGATTTATATGATAAAGGGTCTCCCACTAAATCAACTGCAGATGTTGACTTAGGATCAGGGTCATCACCACCATCTTGCTCTACAACTCTAGTAGTTTGAGGGGTTACCTCTTTAGTTGTTACCTCTTCTGTCTTAACCTCTTCAGGGTCTACGAAAGTGTATCCTTCAGGTATTGGGTATATAGGTTGTCCATCTTTAAATGGTATCTGTAACTTCATACCTGATTCGTTAACATATTCACGAAACTCATCATACTGTCCCGGTTTTGTTCCTATTAAAGTTTGAAAGCTAGGTGTTGTGCCTGTTGCTTGTTGACCTGTCTGTGCAGAAGTTGTTAAGGGTCTGAATCCACCAACAGGTGCAGGTACAGGTGGTGGTATGGTAGGAACTGTATAACTAGGTGTAGCACCTGCAGAT